ATTCATTATAATGATATGATTGATTTAATTGGTCGTAAGTTAATGGTAGGTGATGTATTAGAATTACCTCATCTATTAGATTATAATCCATTAAAAGAAACCATACCAGTAGCTTTAAAAAGATTCTATCAGATTACTGATGGTAATTTTGCTAGTGAAGGATTTAGTCCCACATGGTATCCGCATTTATGGCGTATTAAGTGTGAACCATTAGTTGATAGTGAAGAATTTAGTCAGATATTAGCCGAGCCAATTGATCAGGATAATTATCTTGGATTATGGGATGCTACTAGAACATATCCAGCTGGTTATACTATTACATTTGGTGATAAGAATTATATATCTACACTAGAAGTACCAATTGGTATTAGTCCTCCAAATACAGTATTTTGGGAACTTGATCCTAATCAAAATCTTAAAGATATTCTTGCTACATATAATAAAAATCTACAAATCAATAATGCTATTATTGAAGAGGCTGATAGATTAGTACCTAAATCAGGGTATGATAGAAGTAATTTATATATTGTACCTACATATGGTGAGTTTGAAACTAATACAGAATTATCAGGTAAATATAATCAACCTGCTCCACCAATAAATGTTCTTGCTAATAATGGTGGTGCACCTGTTGTTGCAACCGGAGTAGTATCAATAGTACGTAGTGCAAATTATAAAAACGCAAGTCCTATACTACGTATACCTAAAGCAACAATACAAAGTATTTGGGATATGTCAGCAGACATGACATTTGATCCATTACAAGTTGCAAGACAAATCAATTTAGAAACTGCTACAATTGCACCAACACTCATTGGTAATGGTTCAGGAGCAGTTGAAGGGGAAGTAGTATTAACTGCATTACCAACAGGACCGATTACAGGACCATATGGTACATCAGATAACACATATGCATTTGCCGATCAGAATCCAGTAGCACCAAACTTTACTGGAACACAACCATATGGTCCAAATACAATGGACTATCGTGCGGATTGCGATCCAAGATTCCAATTCATTGCACGTAGTAGCCCAAGAAGTTTTGGATATACAACTGGTTACTTAGATGGTACAGGCGAAGCACCAAACGGATTCCCAACAGGAGCAGGTATTGCTTTCCCACAAAATCCACAAGTAGGTGCATATTTCTTACGTACAGATTATCTACCTCAAATTCTCTATCGTTGGGATGGAAGAATATGGGTTCGTATATCTAAAAACGTCAGAACACAAACAGGATTCACTGAGGGAGATTTGTCACAACAATCTAGCTTCATAAATAACAGTAATGTTACAGTAACAACAAATGGTACAGAGATACCACAAAAACAAGCGTTGTCAACTATTTTGACAATAGCACCAGATTCAATTCCACCGGTAATATAATATATGGCAGCTTTCTTTTATGATAATCAGGTCCGCAGATTTCTAATTCAATTTGGTAAAATTTTTAGTAATTGGTATGTTACTAAAGGTAAAGATCCTGCAGGTAATGAAATACTCGTCCGTGTACCAATTATGTACGGTGATAGTAGTCGTCAAGCGGCTACTATCATTGCTAATAATAGTGCTAGTAATTTACCTAGCGCACCACTAATCACTTATTACATTACTGGTTTAGAATACGACCAACGCAGAACACAAGATCCTACATTTATTGATAAGATTCAAGTTCGTCAACGTAGCTATAACGCAGAAACACAAAGTTATGAAACTGTACAAGGACAAGCATTTACTGTAGAAAGATTAATGCCAGTACCCTATACATTACGTATGAGTGTAGATTTGTGGACAACTAACTATAATCAAAAACTACAATTGATTGAACAACTTGGTACATTGTTTAACCCATCAATGGAAATACAAAGTACTGATAACTTTATTGATTGGACTTCACTAAGTGTTGTTTACCAAGATGGACTAACATTCAGTAGTCGTAGCATACCACAAGGTACAGGCAATCCTATTGATGTAATGAGTTGGAAATTTTATATGCCTATATGGATTAGCAATGCCGCTAAACTTAAAAAGATGGGTGTTATTGAAAAGATTATTGCAAGTATCTTCTCTGGTAAAGCACTAGATGATATACAGAATGATGATTTGTTATTGGGTACACGACAAAAGATTACACCATACGGATATAAATTGTTATTGATAGGTAATAGTTTACAATTATTACCAGCTAATCAGGATTTCTATCCAAGTAATGAAGATTTAGATTTACCACCTAGTCCTAATACAAGTTTATATTGGAGTAGTCTATTAAATGTATATGGTACATTAAGACCGGGCATTAGTCAGATATGGTTACAGAATCCATATATGGATACAGAGATTGTTGGTACAATTGTACCCGACCCAGTTGATGATAGATTATTGATATATGATATTGACCCAGATACCCTGCCTCAAAATACATTGGATCCCGTAGACAGCGTGATTAACCCATTAGTCACAGGACCAAATGCAGGGTTACCTCCCGCAGAAAATGGAATGAGATATCTTATTGTAGATAACATTGGTCATGAAGGTGATACAACCATTGCATGGGGTAATGTAATAGCATATGCTAATGACATTATTGAATATGATGGTAGTATGGGAGAATGGTTTGTATCATTTGATAGTGCCCAGGCTACTACGGTAGAATATGTTACCAATTTAACAACCAGTATTCAATATCGTTATGTCAATACTGAAGGTGCATGGATGAAATCGTGGGAAGGCTGGTACGATCAGGGTGATTATAGTATTGTAATCTAATTTACTTTATGCTATAATGTCTTAGCATATGAACAATATCTCGGCAGGCGTTTTCTTTTACGCTAAAAACACACAACGATTCTTATATTTACTTAGAACGGACAACAAAAATCCGGGCAATTGGGGTATACCGGGCGGTAAAATTGAGAATGGTGAAACATTACTTGTAGGTATTGAAAGAGAATGTACAGAAGAAATTGGATACTTCCCTAAAAATCCAAAACTAGTACCAATACAAAAATTTGTGAATAATACGTTTACGTATCATACATTCTTTTGTGCAATAGATGAAGAATTTATCCCAGTATTAAATTATGAACATTGCGGATATGCATGGGTAGGTGATACTCAATATCCTAAACCATTACATCCCGGATTGTTTAGTACAGTAAATTTTGATGTTGTGCAGAAGAAATTAAAAGCACTTACGAAAAAACGGTCCTAAGACCGTTTTTTTATTTTAGTAGTTTTGCTAAAGTATCAAAACCCAGCGAACCTATTACAACACCTGCTCCCATCATCATCCATCGCCACTTTTCTAATGAGGAGATTTTGTCAGACATTGCCTGATGTGCTGATGAACTAGCATCCTTCATGCCCTTCAACATCACCCTAGTATCATCGTTGTTTTTAACCATCTCAACGTGTATATCTTTGATATTAGATTTTATTTCACGAATATCATCGGTGATATTTTGAACTTCTACCTGAAGAACTGCAATTTCGGTTTCAGTTTTTGGCATTTTAATAGTCCTACTAGTTGCCATAATCATTAAGCGTTACTAATAGTAACGATTGGATTAGGTTGACCGTTAGCTGCATTAGCGGCGAAGGCAGTGTTGAATGTAGCTATAACGTCAGGGTTGACACTATAAGCAACAGCAGTACCTGTACCAGATCCTGATGCAGTAGCAGTGAATGTAATACCTGTCATATTAGACATTGCACCAATCGCTGTCCAATTTGTTGTACCAGCAAAGTAAATTGTATAGACTGTACCAGCTGATATTGATCCGGCAGCAACTTGCGTTGGGAATATTTCACTATTATAATCATTGATACTTGAAACATATGCTGTACCAGAGGCTGCATTAGTAGACAAGATATTCATTGTATTTGGAGTCAATGCTGTATTAGCCACATTTGCAGTATAGCATTGTGCTGTCAAACCAGTTGTGCCACCTGTTACCAAATATTTTGTTTTACCTTTTTGACGAACAATATATCCAGCTTCATCATTAGCATAAACATATTCGGCATTACTTGCTACAACATTTGCATTAGCAGTTAATACAACACGATTCATAAGAGCATTAGCTGTTACAGACACATTAGCTGTGACAGCTTGAACAGCACCACCTTGACTAGTAGAAACCGTGAAAGCGGCCGCGTTAGCAATAGTTTTAACAAAATATGTTGTACCTGTAGTTAAACCACCAAAATTAGCACTAAACTGAATTGGCATATCTGCTATAAGAGTTTGTGCATTACCTGAAGTTCCAATAACACTACCTAATACTGTAGTATTTGCTACTGCAACACTAACATTACCATGTGTTGCACTTGCAAAACCTAGATCAACATAATCAGTACTACCATTAATGTTAGCAACAGCAACTTGAAGTGCTGCGCCAGTAGTCAAATTAGCTAAATCAGTACCTACACCTACTACTACATTACTAGTGTTAACCGCTACTGGTGTGTATAATGTACCTGTTCCATTAATACCAATTGCAACTTGTGCTAATACTTGTTTACCAA